CATTACTATCTACCTGTTTTTTCTCATATCCCTCAGTTATTCTTCTATGTTCAATAAATGGTGGTACTGTTCTTTGAGCGACACATTCCATATTAACATTTAACCAATCATTCTTACAGCCTTGACTACAGAAGTATTTATCTGATTCCGGATATCTCCAACCATATCGATTTTCAGTATCATCTATTTTAGCATATGCATATCTTCCACGAATTATGCCTTTAGATTTTAGAAATCTATCTGATGTCGGATAAGTATGACATTGTGGTCCTTGGCAAAAATGTTTATTCGGCATTTTCAATCTCCATTTCTTTAGTTAATATTAAAGGTTGCTCTTTGCCCTCGGTCATTTGAAATCTTGCCAATATCTTTGCGTGGCTATCAAGAGATTTTTCAAGTGTTGTTATTCTATCTTCAAGATATTTAAGCTTATTGCGTTGCAACATTGCGTCTTTATTTGCTGAATGCAATTCGAAGTGTTCTTCTGTAAGTTCTGTCATTAAAACCTCACTTTCCAACTGCCTTTGGCAGTTCTATATCCGTCTGCGTCTATATCAAAATATGTTATCAAACTTGCACCAAGTTTAGATGTCCAATATCTGCATTGGTCCGTCCATTTACCTTGTCTTGTTATGTGTTTCTTATCCTTATTAGAATAATAAGTGATTGTGAATTGTTTATTTAGTTCCATTTTTTCCTTTCTGTTATTTATGGGAGTATATATTATACTCCCATATAGTCAATAGCTTAATTTAAATTATTCTGTTTTTCATATTCCTTTCTGATTGCTATTTTCTGCTCTCTTGTCATAGTAGTATTTTTCATTCCTTTAATCATACTAGCCAAGTTCACAGGATTATAGAGTGTCAATCCTGTTGAATTACATCTAACAAGTTCTGCCTCATCAATCTCAATGTCAAGTTCTTTCATTAACTCAACACCCTCACTTAAATATCTATAAGCTTTCAATCCTGTTTTCATAGTTTGTTTTTGTTTTTCAATACTATCAATCCATTTTTGATGACAAGTGATGACATTTGATTTTGCTTGTTTCAACATTTTAAAGATTAAAAATTCCTCTCTATTACAAGCAATAGTTCTTGAACGACAATGTGAAGTTCCAATAATATCTAAATAAAATTGACTATCAAACTCTTTTGAAATTCCGACATTATTATCATCATCAGAATTGTATCTTGAATAATTACTAAATCCAAGCGCCTTGTCGTTTGCCTCAATGTGTTTAGTTTTATATGGGTTATCATCTTTGCCATTTTGTTGTGCAAGTATATCTGGGTTGCAATCTTTTGCTTTAAGTTCTTCTCTCTTATAAGCATAAGCAAATTGTTTTCCTGTTTCACTCCCACTATACTCACTTGTTCCTGTACTACCAAATAAACCAAAATCAAAATGTTCAGATACATTTCTGTCATTTTCATCTTCATCTTCTTCTAGTTCATCTTTTGCATAAGAAAAATAAAAGCATTTATCTTTTGCTACAACATCTAAAGGTTGTCCATATTTTCTTTTTAAAGATTTGCAAGTATCAACATCATCACTTGGATATGCTCTACCTACTACAAGTTTAGCAAGTTCAAAAGCTTTTGGGTACATTAAATCAACATTTTCTCTAGCTTGATTAAATGCCTCTCGTTCTTGCGTGTTTTCTATTTCTGCGTGTTCAACATACCTGTTTAGAATTTTATTTCTAAATTCGGTGTTCATTCTTATTTTACTCATTTGTGTCCTTTCTATTTTTTTATTTTGCATAATTTTAATTTATACTATTGACATTATTTGTCAATAGGATTATATAGGAATTATTCCCTTTTGTTATTTACGGAATTAAAAACTCAAAATAACGGGATAATATCCCTGTCGTGATTAGCAAACATTTATGTATTGCCTGTAGCGATTGGGACTTATCCCTGAACCCTGTGGATACAGGCACAACAGAAAGCTGAAGCTGTATCTGAGAATGTTGTGTTGCGCGACAGGGTTCTGGGATCGGTAACTAGATTTGGCGCCTGCTTCGGCGGGCTAGATCATAGGTTGCAACGTGACTATACAGCAGTGTCTCTTCAGGTAGCTACGGGAAAGGGATCGCCTACGAGCCACTAGTACTGATCGCTGGTCTATCTCCCACCTTATAAGTGGTAGGCCCTGGCTAGCCGGTAAACAATTGCCGCTGGGCCTCAATGAGATGGACCTGCGATCGGAATTTGAAAGCTCATGGACGTCCAAGTTCTGCAGTGACTGCGTTCCTCTGTACGTTAGCTATGATGGTGAAAGCCTAGCGACCTGGGGTTTGGCCGGCTGTTAGTACGTCGACGGAAAGCAGCTGGTTTAGTATGACGCAGCGAGCTTCAAGCGGCAAGCTTCAAGCACCAAGCGGATTATGCGCTTGACAGTGATTATGAGATAGTATAGGATGAATTAAAATATAGAAAGGATAACATGTTTAACAAAGATAAAGAAAAAACATTAAAAAAAGAGTTTCTACCAGGAGGCTCAATGAGACAGTACATCTTAGATAAAGCTGTTGACTATTTAAAAACACCCGGGTTCCAAGGTGACAAACATTTATTTTGTTTAGATGTTCTTAAAATGACAGAGACTGAATATCTGGAAGCCCTGAACAAAGCCACCAATGGAGGACTAGTTGAAGCGGCCTGGAATTAATAAAAATAACTTGCTGCCATGGTTCACTCAGGACCATGGCACATTGCCAGCAGCCTACCTGGCCAGCTGTGAGAAATTTTTCAAAAGCATCAAGCAACAAGCGGCAAGCCGCAAGCAACAAGCGTCAAGCAACAAGCTTGACAGCTTCCCTGATTCAGGGTATAGGATAATAAAGGAGAAATAAACTATGGACAATACAATTAAATTAATAAGTAAATATGATCAAACACTGGTTAAGGTTATCCAATGGCTGGATAGCAACGGCCACAGCGACACAGAAATTCGAAGCAAGGTCGATACAATGTTAAACTTTGAAAAGGATATCAAAAAAGGCTCAGAGATGGAATTAACCAAAATAAGTTTGAGGTAGTTATGCTAGTAAAAGACGCTTTAAAAATTACAGACTCATTTACAAAAACAAGTAAGATGCCCGGCCTGAGCTACAGCCTTCCCGCGTGGGAATGCAAGACCGGCTGGAAGCTGTCCAAGGTTCCAGGCACGCCCTGCTTTTTTTGTTACGCTAAGAAGGGCAACTATACAAGATACCCGGCCATCAAACAGGCGCAGTACAGGAGGCTAGCAGCAATTGAACACCCGCAATGGGTCGAAGCGATGGCAGCTAGAATTAAAAAATTAAAATGGTTTAGATGGCACGATGCCGGAGATGTACAGAGCCCTGAACATATGGCCAAGATCTTGGAGGTGTGTAGACTTACACCGGATACCAATCACTGGCTGCCCACTCAAGAGCGCCAGTTCCTGCCAGCTCCTGAAGAGGTTCCGGCTAACCTGGTGATCAGGCTGTCACGAAGCAAAATCGACGGCCCCAGCTCTAAGGCCTGGACTCATGAGTCAGGCGTCACGACTGGCAAAGCGCGGACATGTCCAGCTCCTGATCAAAAAGGAAAATGCAACGACTGCAGAAAATGTTGGGACAAAGAAGTTCAAACCGTGATATACGGTAAACATTAACATGACATACGAATTCAAACATCCAAAGTATTATAAAGAATTACGCAAGCGTAATAAATCTGATCAGGTCATTAGCGAGACTAAGCCGACGGGCGATGGAGAGCGTGCACCTGGTCAGGGCCTTAATCATCAAGCTCCAAGCGACAAGCCACGAGCAGCAAGCGACAAGCCTCAAGCTACAAGCAAACCAGAACCTAGTTCAGGTTCTTCAAATAATTTATAGAAGCGTCAAGCCCCAAGCAGCAAGCGTCAAGCTCCAAGCCACAAGCGGCAAGCTGCGAGATACTTTCTCCTTTGTACAGATGTACAGAAAGTTTTGAGCCTCTATCCGAGAGGCGAGAAACTAAGATAAAAGTATTATTTGGATGTTTAATATGGAAGGCAATTTGATGAGGTGAGAATCTAATCTTGTTACCTCTTGTAACCTTTAACTCGACGGTAAAAAAGTTGCTAAAACTATTATAAACCAATAGATCAGGAGTCCCATGTGCAGCGCTATTTTCCAAGCGTGTAAATGATAATTTGCAATTATTTTTAATATTGAACGCTTTAATTTCATTCCAAAATTTGGTCTCCGGTTTCATTAATTTTTACCCTAACAGGTGCTTACGTGAGACGAAATTTCTTCAGGTTTGGAATCCTATTTGTGTCCGGTTTAAGTAACACTCTAATGGATTCTTTACCAATTATAGTGGACTCTTGTACTTCAATTCTACTAATGGGAAAAACTTCTCCAGCGCCATTTTCCATATAAATAGTGGCGTTACTCACAGCATTTCCTTTAGTACCATCTGTAAATTTGTCAAGATATTCTTGAAGATGTTTAACGTACATTTTAATATTTTACCTTTCGCACACTTGCGTTTTACAAAATGTTAGGGTAAAAGTCAACTGAGAGATAATCACTTTGGGCGAAATCCACTGATGATTATCTCATTAAATTATGGGATTATCTAAAAGATTAACAGAGAAACAAAAAAGATTCGCCGAGCTTTTGGTGTACAATGATGGAAGCAGAGACGCCTGGGAGTGTGCTAAGGAAGCTGGTTATGGACCAGGGTCCGACCTAGCAGCTAGAGTAGCTTCATCAAAACTCACCAATCCGCAGCAATACCCTTTAGTAGTAAGTTATATTGGAGAATTAAGGGAAGAAGCCAGAAAGAAATTTTCGGTAACAGTGGATAGACATTTTGAACAGCTTGCTAAAATACGTGACTCAGCTTTAAAAAAAGGTGCTTTCTCGGCTGCCACAAATGCAGAAGTAGCTAGAGGAAAAGTCGCAGGCTATTATATAGATAGAAAACTCATCAAAACCGGTAAGATTGATGACCTAGATAGGGAACAACTTATGAATAAATTAACAAAGATTATAACAGAAAATTCTAAGATTATTGAGGGTGCGTCTACAGAAGAGAAACCGCAAAAATTGTTATCAAAAGACTCGGTAGATGAAATAAAACCCAAAGAACCAAAAGCCCAAATAAAAATTTTGAAGTCCACTCAAAAACTCGATAAAGCCAAGACATCACAATAGTATCTTCTCCATCTTGATTATACACCCTTTAGGAAATACATTTCTATCAGAGAATAGTTCATCATTAACTTCATAACTTGCAAAAGTTCTAATATTTTTTTTATCTTTGTTTAATAAATATGCATGTGTTACCATTATTGATGGCATAAAACCCATAGCTGTATGTATATCAGCGTGCCCGGCGTCACCTGTGATATCAGCCCATGTTATTTTGTAGAAATAATATCTTTTCTTTTTAATAACAACGTGTTTGTACTTACTTTTCTTCTTTAGAATCATTCTAATTTATCCTCCACAATTCCACACTATAAAGACTTATTTTATAAATACCTAATGCTCCACTTGCAATTTGAAAACAGCTGTGGAAATGTGGAGACTTTTTTTCTGTCTCTATACCATTGAATCTATTGAACTTTTTCATCCTATATTCTCCACAATCATTTGTGGCTCCACTGTGGAGGAGCCAAAAAATAGCTTATTTATTGACAACATGACGCAGTTAGACCTCATTTTTCGGAATCTCCACAAAATTACCACTTTCAGTTTGTGGAGCCTCGCCGCTCGCACCTCGCTGCGAGTAGTAAGTGTCTAGACGCGACAACCATTCCCATCTAAGTTCTCGGAACTCGCGTCCATTAATAATAAATCTTTGAAAAAAATTATCAGGAGTACACATTAAAATTACTCCTTGTTCAATTTCAGTTTTATGTACAAAATCATGGGCCATCGCATACGCTACCATTTGAAGTTTATAATCAGTTATCCATTCAGCCTTTTTAGGTTTGTTGGATTGTTTAAAGTCTACTATACTGTCTCGTCCCATATATACACCAGCTAGATCGGTTGCGCCAGCATATAAACCAGGATAAGAAACTACGACTTCAGAACCCCAAACTTCCTCTAAATCGGGAAAACCCTTGTCAATAATCGTCTTAGCCATTGAATGAGCTTCTCCGCCTCTCTCTGTGAGATCTAGGATAGGTTTTTCCGTGATATATCCCTCTAAAATACTATGCATAGTAGTCCCTCGATTGGCTGCCTCATTTTTGACACGTTCTGCCTCATTCTCACCAACTTTAGCTTTCCATCTGGCGATAGAATCTAACTTATCTTGAGGTTGAGTAGCAGACAATATGGTTGTAACAGACGGTAACTTTTCTTGAGATATGTCGTAAACTCTCTCATCATTAACCAAAGCTCTAGTTGAGGTTGGGTATTTAAATCTTTTATTCCATTTCATTTAGGATCCTCCTTGTTCCATTTTATTAGCATTAATATAATCAGGGCATAGATACCTATTATAATTAATGTACTCCATATCATTTAGTATCTCTTACCCGTATTCACATAAAAGTCTTCATGGTCCTTAATTAACTTTTGATAAACATTCTTTCTTTTAGCTTCTTCAACTGTCATTATAAATTTATCCTCGGCCTCAGGTCCACGGCGCATAAACTGGTAGCCATCATTTTCAGTGTGAAGGTAGATATTACCTTCCTTAATACAGTGCCAGGATTCTTCTTGAGAACTCATTTTATTTTTTCTGGTCTAATAGTTTATTTTCTAAAATATTTTTTCTAACCCACTCTTCACCATATTTCCTGACGAAACGTTTTGCCATTGAACGTCTTGCTCTATCAGTCATAGTCTGTAGATCGGAGATAGGCACCGCTTGTCCACCTTGATTTAACGTTTGAAAATCAGGGACAAACCTTCTTTTATAATCAGTAATTTGTGCCTCCAAAGAATCAATATATTCATTTAGTTCCTCTATTGTTTCTTGGTATTTTTTACTATCAGCCATTAAAGTATTACACTTCTTATGTAATTTTTCATTTCTAAAAGTAATTATTTTTATTTGATCACTTAAACTTTCTTTTGTCATTTTTTTCCTTTCTGTAGTCTTCTAATTCTACAATATTATTCTTGAGGTTTCTTAATGTTTGAGTTGCATAATGTTCTATCACCTGTTGAATCTTAGGCAACTTAGTATGAGCCCAAGGCCAGATTAGGCAACAAACATAATACGCATCTCTAAAAGTACATCTCCATCTGTATTGTTTTAAATAGGGCGTACCATCTACTCTTTTACCTTTAACTGTTTTAGGTGTAAGTGTACCAACACCTAGTGTTTCATATAACCACGCGAGAACACTACGGTCCGTCATAGTGATTTCCATAGATAAACGAAGACTATTAGATAATCTATATCCAGGTTTACCTTTATGTTTCTTCTTTTTTTCAATACCGCGTCTAATATGAATTGATCCTTCACCATCAAACAGTCCGGCAATATATGCTTTGTCTGTATCAGGTATCATTTTGAACCGCCATTCTAACCACCGTGGTCCATGGGTTTACATCTAGATTCCTAGTGCAACTTACGATCATCATCTGCAGGATTATCAGCATTGATATAAGACTCCAAAACTTCGGACTCATCCACATAAATCTCTCCTTCCGAGTCACATGTCTTACATTGAATAACTATGTGTTCTCTACCTTCTTCTATCACAGCTTTAATATATCCATTACCATTGCAGTCAGGACAAATAGCTGCGTGTACGTTATACTTTTTTGATTTTTCCATTTAACTTCTCTACTTTTTCTTCAACAAGAACTTTAACAACTTGCGCCCTAGATATTTTTGTAAATTTAGGTGACATATGTTTAGTGAGTTTAGTTATCTTATGATAGCAATCATGATCTATAGCTATACTTTTATATTTGCTTATATCTGTCATTTGTTATAACCTTTCTTTTTTTATTATTACTTGATATATAGGATTATATATAATTATTTACAATAGGTGTCAATGGAAAAATTTATATTAGTTTTGCATATGTGTAGTATGATCAGTGGCCAATGTCCAAGTAGTACGGTGGCCGGTTATCAGTACAGTACGCATTATGATTGTGTGGCCTCTGGGTACAAATTAGCACACAATACTTTTTTGGCTTTAGAACAGCTGGAAGAATGGGACAAAGACCATGTAGAAAAACACAAAATGGTCGTTAAATTTGAATGCCGTTCGGTAAAAATACTTATTCCTCTTGAGAAACCCAAAGTTTAATATTTTATCTCTCGGTCATTATTTTTTGGATCATATTTTCTTGTACCCTTTTCAATAATTTGTTGAATCCCTGAGGCTAGAAGTTCTATATCTACTCCATAAGGACGCCATGCTTTTTTCATTAAATTAAGTTCAAGAATTAATACACCCCATTGTTTTGGTGTGATGCCTTTTATGTTTAGTTTTACTTTTTTTTCTTTCATATTTTCTCCTTTACTCTTTATATAGGATATATTAGGACCCCTGTCAAGAGGTTGGTAACCAATCCATTAATAAATGTACTCGGTCAATAAGGGATCCATTTTTCACCATATGTTGGCATGTATTATTATTAATTTGAAATAGTTCGCCTTCTCTTATATTTCTCTCTTCATGTTCTATTTGAAAAATAACATCTTCATGGGTAATAATTGCTAAATGATTTCGATGGCATTTTGCAAAAAAAGGATCATAGCTATCAACATGAGGCTCAATGATTTTTTTAGCTGGTAGATTGATTAACATAGCTGTAGCTATAAAACCTGGACCATAATGATTTTCAAATATTTTAGTAAATGCGTCTAGATCTTCCCTGTATTTTTCTTCTTCAGGCCAGAATTTTCTTCCATTCTTTTCTAAATTTCTTTTACTATCTTTGTTTAATTCATTCCATATTAAGGGAAGTGTTTTAGTAAACCGATGAGGATCAAAGGTTTTTTGTCTATAATCATATTTATTCCAATCTTCTTCAGTGTACTTTAAAACTTTATTTTTTAAATTAATAATGTTTTCGTAGTTAGTTACAAATTCAAAATGTTCCTTATTTTTAAGTCCTGCCATTTTATTTCCCCTGTCCTTTGTAGCGCGTCTGCTTTTGCTGGCGCTTTTCGCTTTTACTTTTATTTTTTTTATGTTGACGGGAACCTCTTTTTTTAGGTTTGTCTCTTTCTACAAATGCTTTAAATTTTTTCGCCATTTTTATGTTGTTTTAAAATTTCTTTCTCTCTCTCTGATACTTTTAAATATCTAATACTTCCATTTACATGTTGTTTTGTGTCATATCCACAATTAATACATCTATAGAATTCAGATACTATTGCAACTAATATTGTATTATGTCCACAGTTTTCACACACCCCATGAACAGTATCTATTTTATTAAAAACATTATCAAAAACTTTATTCGACAACTTGGCCGTCCTTCCATTTCATTTCGGGAAGCCCATTTTCATAACTTTTGCCATCATAAGTAAGAACTTGTTTTCTATTAGATCCTTTTTCATTATAACTCACATGAACCCAGCCACCTGCTGGATCTTCAGGGTTATAGAATTCTAAAATTAATTGATCAAAGTCTACGTTGTTTTGTAGCCAGTAAGCTGTCTGAATATTTGGTACACCAGCTATTTCGAAGTCAACCGCCTGACCCTTAGCATGTTGCGACGTTTTTTTGCTGCCGATCGCTTCACAAAGCGCCTCGGAGCGGTAGCCAGAGGTAATAGTAATGGGTTTATCAAACTTCGCACGAACCGGTTCCAGTATTTCATAACATACATTCTCCAAATTTTTAATATCACCTGCTCCTGGTGAGTTATCAATTCCCTTCCTAGTCGCTGTCATCGACTTGGTAAATTCTTCTAATTTAAAATGTTTACTCAGTTGCATAATTTTTCCTCTTCCTATTATACTTCTTTTTATTTTTAATTACACGCATATTATATTGATTATCTTGAAGTTCAACTGCCATGGGATTATGTTTGTTTATATTCCTATTCTTTTTAAGAAAAAAAGCATATGCTTTTTTATTCATATTATCCGCTTGTGGCTATAAAAATTAATATAATAACTAATACAATAATATACCATTTCTCAATGGGATTATGAAACAGTTTCATCAGTCTAATATTAATTTCTTAATAGACTTTTCACCCATGTAAATCTCGGTCTCAGCCTTACTCTTAATGCATTTGTAAGTTACATTTGGAGTGTACTGACGCTCCGCGTGCCTCTTCCCGCGAAGGCATTGAGCCATACCATCGTGCTGTATTCTGTGTTCCTTAATTTCTGCCCCTACGAACATAAGCAGGGCGACCACCGTCTCGATCATTGATGACCTCCATTTCCATTTTTATAATGTATTTCTCTGTTAGCGTCTTTTAATTCTTCTATATCTTCTAACACTTTATCCATTTGTTTTCTTAAAAATTCTATGTTGACTTTGTTTAAAGCCATATTCTCTATA